GCGGTCCGGTTGGTGAACAGATATTGCAGCGTTTGGCGCTGTTCCTCTTCCGTGGTGATGCCATGCTTAATCATCGCCGGCATCAGGATGGTGCGCGTCCATTCCTCGGGGTCGCGCTGGAACAGGCCTGATCCAGCGACGCCTCCGGGCGCGACACCCTTTGCGGTGCCCACGCGATTCCAGATGATCTTTCCGGGATCCAGCAACCCGAGCTTCTGCCAGACCGCCAGAGCCTTCTGCGGAATGGTCCCGCCGACGACTGCCGAATAGGCGCTCATCAGGGCATTCCCGGGACCACCAGCGCCCCCGCCGGAACCGCCAGCCGTCTTCATTTCCTGGATCAGCGTCGGCAGGATCTTATAGGCGAAGCGCTCGTCCCAGCCGAGCGTAGCGGCTCGCCCATATTTGAAGGCGCTCAGAAAATCGCTGGCGCCGACCTTGCCGCCCGACGCGATCATGGCCTTGGCCATGGCGTCGGCCTGACGCTCGAATTCAGCCGGATCGCGCACCGCCCCCTTCATTTCGAGAGCCTTGGCAACGGTATAGGCCTCGTCCGTTCCGCCAGAGCCACCGCGAAGGTTCTGCAACACCGCCTGCAGTTTCTGCACCACGGGCATGTGCTCGATGGCATGCGACGTGTCGCCGAACACCATTCGCAATTCGCGGATTGCCGCCAGATTTTCGGTTGCCGTGGTCGTGGACACGGTCTTTGTCGCATCCCAGGCGGCGCGGGTCGCCTTGGCGATCTCCAGTTGCTGCATACCCGCGACTTTGGCGAGTTCCAGCTGGTGGACATACTTCTTGGCCGGATCGACCATTCCTTCGATGGCCTTGATCCCCATGAAGCCGGCCGCACCGAGGGCGGCACCGCTCAGCCCGAGCAGTTTGATTTCCTTCAGCGTCGCCTGGAGTTTCTTCGCTTGCGCGTCGGTCTTCGCGAAATCCCGCGCGATGACGCCCAAAATCCCGCTCACATGATTGGTAAGTGCGAGAACTACGCCGATGCGATATACTTCGCTCATTCAACTCTCGCGTGAGGTGTCATGGGCACACCCGATATGGCCGACAAACGGCTGGAACTCGACCGCCGCGACCCGGAATTGCGCAGCGCTGGACAAAAAATGAAGGCCGGCCTGATCCTGTTGTTCGGAGTGCCTCTTGGCCTATGTGGCATTGCCGTCGGGGCCTTCCTGCTCTTTATCCTGCTGAAGATGATAGCTGGATAATGGGCCCGATCGATTTCGAGGACGACGGCGCCAGTTTCCGTATTCGGCGCCAACGTCAGCTTGACGCGATGTATCGCCTGGAACGGGTGGTGGTCATCGACCAGCCGACGCGCCAGGAAAAACCGGAGACGCCGCGGCTGCTGATATGGGTTCTCAGGATCGTCGGGCTATCGGTATTCGCCTTCTTGGCGGTCCTGGTCTTGTGCTTTTTGGTGGCCGGCGGGGAGTCGGTCGGCCTTATTCCCCGGTGATCGCCAGCCGGCCGCCGAACACCTCTTCGCCGGCCAGCACGGCAGCGGCGCCTTCACCGATGATCTTCACGATTTCGTCGGTCTTTTCGGCGGCGGCGCCCCCGAGAACCGACCGCGGCGGCTGCTTGCTGGTGCCCAATTCGAAATAGACCAGATTCTGGTCATCAGAGCCGATGTGGGCCTCTCCGTCACGGACGACATGACTGATGCTGTCGCGCATCTCGCCAGAGCGCAGGCCTGGCTCGTTCTCGGAAAACCCCTGCGCGACGCGGTCAGCCTTGGTGCTGTCGGCCAACTCAGCCCATCCGGCGAAGGAGCCGACTTGACCTTGATATTCGCCGATCCGCTCCTTTGCCCTCTTCTCGACCACGCGGGCGGCACGCTCCAAAAGGTGCTTTTCCGCTTCATGCTGAGCCAAAGCCACGCCACCCAGGAACTGAGCGAATTCCCCCATTCCGTTGAATTCTCTCACTTCTCAGCCTCCCGCCAGCACATGCGCCCCCAATCCCATTTGCCGCCCTCGAACTGCCCGAAGACAATGGCGTGCGCCATCAGCTCTTCCGGCCCCATCTCAAAGGCGCGGTCATAGGGGACCCCATTCTTCACCAGCCACAGCGGGCCGAAAAAACTGGAGTCCCCTACGAGTTTTTTACCGCACTCTCGTCGATCTGTTCTGGCGCAAAGCGTTCGGCCGCCTCAATGGCAATGGCTTCCAGGCCGTTGTCTCCGAGGCGAGACACCAGCCCCTCAAGCTGAAGCATGTTTCCGGGCCGCACCACGGGAGCCCCGTCCATTTCGACGACGAGGAAGGCCAAGGCGGCGATGCTCAGATAGGCGTCGTTTCGGGCGTTCTCGGCGCCAATGATCGAGAACATCCGCATGCGCTCGACCGGGCCCAGCTTCTTGATGCCGATCGTGCGCCCATCCTTGTCGGTGCAGACATGCACGCCGCCGGCGACCGGCGTATTGGCCTCATTGCCGGGGCCCTGTTCATTTTTGTGATAGGTGACCTTCGCCATGATCAGGACACCTTCAGACGGCGCGACGCGCTCACGGTGAAGGACTGCGACACCAGGGCATCGCCCGCATAGGTGCCGGCGTCATCTGGTTTGATCGAACCATTCGTGTAGCTGTACTGCGACACCGATCCGCCAGGCTCTTGGATGGTCTCCACCATGGTCGCCAGCGCCAGACTGACGCCATTGAAATAGGCGTCTTCCGCCGCCGCGAAGAAGTCATCCAGCTCCGGCCCGTCGCGATCCACCTTGAACGTGATCTGCCAGCCGTCCGGAATGGTGCCGTGAGTGGTCGTGCCATCCTGCCCCTTGTGCTTCAGATCGGTGATCATCGGTTTGGGGTTGTAGCTGGTGATTCCCGAAACGGTCAGGGTTCCCGTCGCTGTCCTCAGCGAAAAGGTAAGGTCGCGCCCTACCGAATAGCCGCTCACAGGCATGTCGATATCTCCTTAAGAGGCCTGGGTGCCGACGAGTTGAACGGAAACCGTCTGACCACCTTCGAGGTTGACCAGGAAGAACCAGACGATGGAGAGGAATTTGACCTGGACGTTGGCCTGCATGTAGCCGAGGGCCACCCGGCTGTCCGGGTTGTTCGAGGCGTCCAGAACGATCGAGAACGCCGGGCCACCGTTGACGTCGCCGATCATGCCCTGCGTTTGCAGGTTCAGCAGGAAGGCATACATCGACCCGTAGGCCTCTTTGCGCAGGTCGATCGTCTGCGGCTTGCCAACCACCCAGCCATAGGATGCGGCGAGCGTCAGGGCCAAGTAGTTCATCATCCGCGTGTAGTTGTCGCCATTGCGCGTCGGGTCGGACGAAGCGTTGCGGCCGGTCCGGCAGCCGTAGTAGTTGCCACCCGGGCATGGGTTGGTGATGACATCGAGACGCGACGTGGCGATGGCGCCGATTTCCGCCAGACTGTAGGGCTGCTGCTGGCTCGTGCGCTGCGTCCCGGTAATGCCAGTCATCGCTTGATTGAGCGACGATAGGTGCGGAGCGGTGCTGGCGATCTCGGCCGCCACCCACGTGGCCGGGGAGACGAGGCGCGTGACGCCGTTGACGGTGTCGTTCCAGTAGACCCAATCGCCGACCATGACCTTGATGCCGGGGTCATCGACACCGGCAGTGCCCAGACTGGTGGCGACCGTGGCATAGGACGCACCCACGGCCCCCTGAACCGGTGCGTACATGCCCTCGCTGTTGGCGAAGGTGTCGATGTTCGCCCATTGCGTCGGATCGGTGAGGTCGATCAGGTTCAGCACCTGGGCGCCCGAGCTGCGCAGCGCATACATGCCCTTGCGCAAGGATGGCGTCAGGCCATCGGTGCTAACCAGAACGGAATCGGTGATGGTGGTCGCGCCGTCCGTGCCGCCGGAGAAAGCATAGACGGTCGAAACATTCGGCGCGGCGGTCGAGGTGCCGATGGTGGCGACGGCCAGTTGCGAAGGACCGCGGATTCCCGACTGCCCGTTATTGACCGCGCTGACCAGGTTGGCCCAGAACGTCGCTCCGGTGCCGGCGATATTGTCGAACACCTCGCTGGCGTAACTCGGCCGGCTGATGGTCAGCTTGTAGGTGCTGGCCGCGGTGCCCGCCGTGATGGCGGCGGAAAGACCATTCCCGACGATGCCGGTGTAGAAGGCGGTCAGCGTCGCGCCGGTGACGGGCGTTCCGGCCGTGTCCTTGAGAAGGGCCGTCGCCGCCGTGTCGGTCCCGTCGGTCACGCGAACCGCACGGATGTTATTCGCGCCGATCTGGGCAGACATGGCGATGGCCGACGCCAGGTCGTATTTGCGCACGGTGACGACGCCGAACGTGTCGCTGTTGGCGAGGACGGCGCTGTTGATCGGGCCCCATGACCCGACGCCGACGAGCCCCAGGATATTATAGATGGGCATAGAAAGGTTCCTTCTAAGGGATGCGGCGCTTCACAGCGCTGATTGGTCGGGTCAGTTGGCAGTTGGCACGGCGCCCGAAGTGGCAGCTTTCACTGCCGCCGGCTCGGGGTGGTCAGCGAAATGGCCATGGTGGGCGTTCTCGCCATCCATCACGGCGTCGATTTCCCTTGGGTCGGTGATGGCGTCGCCTCGCTTGTAATCGCCAAAGGGGTGGATAACGACGAAAGCCTTCATGGCATCCTCATTGGGTGATGTTGATCGAGCTCTGGCTGGATCCGCCGGTCAGGACGGTTTCTGTGGCAACGACGGTCGGTGCCGTCTGCGTCTGGGTGGTGGCATATTCGACCGAATAGACAAGCCATCGGCGGAACGAGCGCTCTTTCTGCTGGCCGTCGTCGGAGTAGGTTCGCTCGTAGACAAGACGTCCCTTGGTCCCATCCGCCAAGCCTATCCACGGCGTTGCGGCCATTACCGGATCGATTGCCGAAGCGA